TTTCTATGAGATACGATGAAAATGCTGTTAAGGCATCGGTTAAGAATCTCGTTCTAACTCAACATTTTGAACGACCTTTCCACTCTAATATAGGTTCACCAATTAATTCATTGTTGTTTGACCTTGCCTCACCACTATTGACAGTTACACTAAAACGTGCTATTACTGATTTAATCAATAATCACGAACCAAGAGTTAATCTACTGGATGTAATAGTAAATTTGTCACCAGATAATAATTCAGTTTATGTTACAATTGAATTCAGTATATTAAATACTCAACGTCCAATTACTATCGATTTAGTATTAGAGAGAACACGTTAATGGCCAACACAAAAATAAATACTACAGAATTGGATTTTGATAGCATAAAGAATAACCTTAAGGAATTTCTTAAAGGACAAGATACGTTTCAAGATTATGATTTTGACGGTTCAGGATTATCTGTACTATTAGATATATTAGCATATAATACTCATTACAATGCTTTGTATAGTAACTTAGCAATCAATGAAATGTTCCTTGATTCGGCTAGAAAAAGGAATAGTGTTGTATCACTAGCAAAGATGCTTGGATATACACCAAAATCTGCTAATTGTTCTAAGGCACAACTTACTGTAAAAGTATCATCTGCTATTACAGGACCAGAAACTTTAATACTCCCTGCTAATAGTCAATTTAGTACATCTGTTAATGGTGTAACATATAATTTCTATACTAGATCAGATTACACAACAACAGGCACTACTCTTTATACGTTCTCAAATGTTGAAATAGTAGAAGGTGTACCATTAACATATAAGTTCAATGTTTCTACTGGTGCTAAGTATGTAATTCCAAATATTAATGTTGACATTGATACATTAACTGTAAGAGTACAAGAGAATATAACTTCTTCTGTAATAGAAACATTCTATAGAGCAGATTCTATATTAGATGTTACAGCAACATCAAATGCATATTGGATAAAAGAAATTGATGATCAGTTATATGAGATAGTATTCGGTGATAATGTAATAGGAAAGGCTCTTTCTAATGGAAACATTATCAACCTTAGTTACATGGTATCCAATTTAGATTTACCAAATGGTGCTAAGTTATTTAATGCTGGTGCTGTTACATTTGTATCTGGTAATAATGTTACATTTACAAATGGAATAGTATCATTAACAACAACTTCTGCTGCGGCAGGCGGTAAAGACGTTGAAGATATAGAATCAATAAGGTTCAGTGCACCTAAATCATACTCTGCTCAAAATAGGTCAGTTACTTCTGATGACTATAAAGCATTAATATATGAGAATGTTCCTGAAGCAGAATCAGTATCAGTATGGGGTGGAGAAGATGCTACTCCTCCTGTTTATGGTAAAGTATATGTTTGTATTAAACCATATGATGCGGACTTCTTAACTACTCAACAAAAAAGTGACATTTTAAATAGTGTATTAAAACCAAAGACAGTTCTTACATTATCTTCTGTAATTGTAGACCCAGAATATATTAATATTGTTGTCAACGCTACAGTTTATTATAACGAATTAAAAACTACAAGAACAGGTCCAGCGATTGAATCTTTAGTCCGAGATGCTATCATTTATTATAATGATACTGAACTCCAAAGATTTGACGGTGTTATGAAATACTCTAAATTAAGTAAAATTATTGATAATTCAGAACCATCAATCGTTAGTAATATTACTACTATAACATTCAAAAGAACACTTATACCAAAGTATAATGTACAAGCGCAATATTATATTAATCTTGTAAATCCAATTTATTACTCTGGAGTACCAGAAGATATCGTATTGAGTTCTGGATTCTATATTTACGGAAGTACAGAAATACATTATTTAGTTGATGATGGTATAGGCACAATGATGTTGTTTTATGTATCTGATAGTAATAGAGTAATTGTTGATAGTTCAATAGGTACAGTTGATTATGTAAATGGTATAATAAATATTACAGATTTACATATAACATCAATATATGGATCATCACTTGAATTAAATATAAAACCTAGTTCAAATGATGTATCATCGGCATTTACACAAATCGCTCAAATTATGCCTAGTATGTTGACGGTTAGTGCAATATCAGACAAATCTGCGAATGGAAATCTTCGTGGTGGTAAAAACTATGTATTTACTACAAGCAGGATATAATGTCTATACGACCAAAACTATCATCTATAGTATCTAGTCAACTGCCTGAGTTTATTCAGGCAGATTATCCTACGTTTATTGCTTTTATTGAAGCATATTATGAATACCTAGAAAATGAAGTTAATACTGAATACAAAAGTTTAAGAGATTTAGACGACACACTTGACTCTTTCATACAGTATTTTAAAAGTGAATTAGCACAGTTCCTACCGTCTATAGTAGCGGTAGATGAAAGATTCTTACTAGAAAATATTAAAAATTTATATGAATCAAAAGGAACAGAAGCCTCATTTAAATTGTTGTTTCGTCTTTTATTCAATGAAGAAATTGAATTAAAATATCCTAAAGATTATATCTTCAGAACTTCTAATGCAAAATGGGTACAAGATGTAACTTTTGTAGTTAATGCTACAGAAGGAGATGTATATGATTTGGTTGGAAAAGTTGTTACAATCCATACAAATACAATAACAATTCAAACTTCAGTTAATAGAATAAGACCTAATGCTGATTCATTTGAAGTATTTGTTGATAATAAAGATTATAGTAGCGTTGAAGTTGGTAATATAATCACTGTAGATGATGTGGTTGCTACTATTATTCCTACATTGTCAAAGGTATCTATTAATGTACCAGGAAATAATTTTTATGTAGGTCAAGTATATACAATACCAGCATTTTCAGGTTATGATGCAAAAATAAAAATAACAAAAGTAGGTACAAATGGCCAAATATTAGGTGTAAATATTATAGATTTTGGCTCTGGATATGATCACGACTTTTATTCATCAATAACATCTATATCAAGTGTTGTAACTATACCAACATTTCCATTACTTGGTTCTAGTACAAGTGGTTTTATTGATTATGGATATATATCTACTTCACCATACGCAGTATTAGAGTATTGTGCTCCTAACTATTCTGGAGAAATATTACAAGAATTTTATACAGATTCTACTATTGATAATAATACACAAGTTGATGATGAAAATATAGCAATATTAAATATTAAAGTTGGATCATATAGAAAATATGCTGGTTATTATGCTGAAAGTGATGGGTTTTTATCTGATGCCTACAAACTGCAAGATAGTTATTATTATCAAATATATTCTTATGTCATATCATGTGTTGAATCTATAGGTATCTATAAAGATATAGTTAAGACTTTGATTCATCCAACCGGCATGAAAATGTTTGGTGAACAGGTATTATATAATGACATACCTTTGATTGCCTCTCTTGATATTCTAGAAAGATTTGTACAACTAGCCGTTCAAGACGGTTTAATTAGTTCTGACATAGAAACACTAAGATTTAATAAACGGCTTTCTGAATCATTAACTATATCAGAAAGTCGAGTTTCGCGATTAAATAAACCAGTTTCTGAATCGTTATCATTATCTGAAACAGAAACACTAAGATTTAATAAATCAGTTTTAGAAGATTTAATATTATCAGAAGTTGAAACACTAGATTTTAGTAAACCAGTTTCTGAATCGTTAAGTATATCAGAAGTTCAAACACTAGGATTTAATAAACCAGTTTCTGAATCGTTAAGTATATCAGAAGTTCAAACACTAGGATTTAATAAAGCAACTTTAGAATCATTAACTATATCAGAAATTGAAACCCTAGCATTTAATAAACCTGTTTCTGAATCATTAACATTATTAGAGCTTGAAACTCTAGCATTTAGTAAACCTGTTTCTGAATCATTAACATTATTAGAAACACAGATATTAGGATTTAGTAAACCAGTTTCTGAAACACTAGCATTATCAGAACTTGAAACATTAAATATTAATAAATATTTTACAGAAAGTTTTTCTTTGCTAGGATATCTTTATTGGGAAGCCAATTATGCAGATACAACTTATGTAACTACTGAAGCGCCAGCAGTAATTAATTATTCTGGATCAACTTATAATATAACATTAAACAACTAAGGAAATAAAATGGACGTAAATGAACAAGTAAAAATGACAGGTGCTTTAACTATTGTTAAAACTAATTCTGAGGGTGTAATTGTTGATAAACGACATATCCCAAATTTAGTAGTAACAGCAGGAAAAGACCATATTATATCAAGAATGATAGGAACATCTTCTGGTGTTATGTCACATATGGGAGTTGGAACTGGTATTGTTGCACCAGCTGCAGGTGATACTGCTTTAGGAACTGCTTTAGGCGCAAGAATTGCATTAACTTCTGCAACTCAAGCATCTAATGTTGTCACATATGTAGCAACTTTTGGTGCAGGTGTATCTACCGGAGGTATTACCGAAGCAGGCATTTTTAATGCTTTAACTGCGGGTACAATGTTATGCAGAACTTCATTTTCTGTAGTTAATAAAGCCGCAGGTGATAGTATTGTAATCACATGGGTTGTAACAATTTCTTAATGGAATAAAAATGACAATATCAATAACTCCATTAATGCATAATACTATTGCTGATTCAATTTTCGGTGATATTTTATCTAAATCTTCAAAGTATTATTATTTCTTAGGTAAAACTGTTCCTTATGTTTTTAATGGAGGAATTGAACAGGTAGAAACCCCATTACCTACATATAGTTATGAACTTTCTTCGCGTAGAGATATTTTAACATTTAAACAAATAACATTAAATGATGTGTCTTTTGTTGTTCCTAGAATAAACTGGACTACAGGTACTGTATATGATCATTATGATGATACCTATACAGAATCTAATCCAGCTTTTTCAGGTGCTACAAGTGTAACTACTGCTCTTTTTTATGTATTGACAGATGAATTTAATATTTACATATGTTTGGATAATAATAAAGAATCTATGTCAACTGTCAAACCTACAGGATATGACACAACTCCTTTTATAACTGCAGATGGATATAAATGGAAATATGTAATGAATATTCCTTTGGCATTACGGGTAAAGTTTTTAACATCTTTCTATATGCCAGTTGTTAATACAATTAACTCCTTCTTTTATAATAATGGGGCTATAGACACTATATCAATTGATAATCCTGGATCAGGATATCCAGCAAATACTACAGCTTCAATAACTGTAAACAGTGCAACTGTATCAATGGGATCTTTGGTTGTTGGTAGAACTTATATTATTAATTCTTTAGGTTCAACAACTAATACTCAGTGGAATACTATTGCTGGTACCAGTGGTGTTACCTATATTGTTGGTTCTACTCTTACAGCAGCAATTGTAGGTACTGGTTTAGGAACAGGTAATGTAAAAGGTACAGGAGCAGTTTTAAAACCTAGAGTTTCTAGTGTTGATGGTCAAATTGTTAGAGTTGATATTACATCAGGTGGATCGGGGTATCCGGCAGGAACAACTCTTACTGTAGTTGGTTCTGGTACAGGCAAATTTTCTCCAAATTTAACAGCAATATTAACACCTCAAATTGTTAGTGGAGTTATTACTTTTGCTAGTATTGTTGATCCAGGTATTAATTACAATGCAAATAACACAACTCTTACTGTTCAAAGTGATTCTGGGGTTGATGCTGAGTTAACTGCAATAGTTACATCAGGTCAGATAACCGATGTTATTATTGATAATCCAGGAACTGGCTATAAGTCAGCCAATGTTACTGCTTTTGGAACTGGTGGCTCTGGAGCCAAATTTACAGTTTCTACAACTGGAGGTAATCTTGATACAGTTCAAGCAAACGTAGAACTATTAGCAGTAGATGGAGCAATAGATTATATTCATATTGACAATCCTGGAGAAGGATATACAGGAATAAATGTATCTATTGATGGTGACGGACAAAACGCTACAGCTACTGCATCAGTTGTAGATGGAAAACTTAATAAAATTACTATAACAAATAGAGGTTCTGGTTATAGATATGCTACAGTTACACTTACAGCGTTGGTAACTATTCCTACTGTATTAGCATCTGCTAGAGCGGTTTTACCTCCATATTTAGGACATGGTAAAAATGCTATTACTAACTTATTTTCCAATACTTTAATGTTGTATAGTACAATAGATAAAGAGAACACAAGTGGGTTCTCTTTTAATAATGATTATCGCCAATATGGTATAATCAAAAATCCTACCCAATATGATTCATCTCTTTTTTATTCAGATAAAACTGGTACTACTTGTTTTATAGTAGAAGGAACATTGGTAAATGGACCTTTAATTGAAGATAGAAATCTTACAGATATTTTAGGACATAATTATACAGTAGTTGCCGTAACTGTATTAACAGTAAGTACATCAAAAGTTTTATTGCAATCAAATGATAATTCAGTACCTGAAGTCGGACAAGTATTGTCAAGTGGTTCAACTACATATACTTTAACAAGTGTTATTAATCCAGATATAGACAAGTACAGTGGTGATATGCTTTACATTGACAATAGAGCAGCATTTTATCAAACAGAGGATCAGTCAGTTACTTTACAAACCGTCTTAAGATTCTAATAAATACACTAACAATAATGATAAAAAGAGTATAACTATATGGCAATGAATTTTAATGTAGAACCATATTACGATGATTTTGATGAAACTAAAAAGTTTTATAAAACTTTGTTTCGTCCTGGATATGCGGTTCAAACAAGAGAACTAAATCAAATACAATCCACTTTACAAAATCAAGTAAATGGAGTAGGCAAGCATTTATTTAAAGAAGGTTCTGTAGTTGTTCCAGGGAATGTCATGTATGATAATGAATTTCCATATGTCAAACTTCAACTATTAAATTCATCATCAGTAAATACTAATAGTTTAATAGAATTATTACCTAAAACTCTAGTAGTAGGTGGAACTTCTAACGCAATTGCTGTTGTAATGCACGTAGAACCTAGTACAGATACAGATCCTCCAACAATATATGTTAGATATGTTTCTGGCAGTACTGTTTTTACTGATGGAGAATCTATAACTAATGAAGATAGTGTTGAGTTATTAGTAGCTACATCTTCAGCAACTGGAACAGGTACTATTGCTGCATTAGGAGATGGAATTTATTATATTAATGGTTATTTTGTAAATGTATATTACAAATTTGTTGCTGTAGGAAAATATATAAATGGTAGTTCTGCTACAAATTTACAACCCACTGCTAAATTAGGTATTGTTTGGTCAGAATCTATTATTACTTCTGTAGATGATGAATCATTATTGGATAATGCTCAAGGTACTCCAAACTATGCTGCTCCTGGAGCTGACAGATATAAAATTGACACCGATTTCCAAGTAGTATCATATACTACTCCACCACTTCATTTTGTAGAGTTGATTTCTGTAAATGAAGGTGTTGCCACAGTATCTCAAAATCAACCACAATATAATGAAATAGAACGAGAGTTAGCAAGAAGAACTTATGAAGAATCTGGTAACTATGTTGTTGACAATTTTAAAATAAAAATTAGAGAAGAACGTAACAATTATCAAGAATCATGGGTAGCATCTACTGCATATATTATAGGTGATATTATACAAAGTACATATTCTGGAACAGAATATACTTTTAAATGTGTTAAGACTGGAACCTCTGGTAGTACAGCACCAACTTTAACTCCTACTTATACTATTGTATCAGATGGTACAACAAAATGGGAATATGTTGAAACATTTTATTTAAATGATGGTTTATATGATGTTGATGATGATAGCAAATATATTGTAGAAATTGATGGTGGTAAAGCATTTGTAGAGGGATATGAATATTCTTCTAATGGTTTATTACGATTAACTAATGATAAAGCACGAGATTTTAATAGAGTAAATAGTTCTGCTATAACTGTATATGACGGAACTTATATTTCCGTTAATAGTATATTCTCTGTACCATCAACATTAGGAACAGATTTTGTTTCGGTTGATTTGTATAATCAATACACTGTTACTCCTGGAACTGCGGCAGGAACAAAAGTTGGTACTGCATACGCAAGATGGTTAGAACATGATAGTGGTACAGCAAACTATAGATTATATGTCTATGATATTGCTATGACTAATAGTTATACACTTGAAAGAGATTGTAAACAAATATATTTTAATAATGCAACAGGTAATGATTTTACTTGTAATGTTGTTCCTAATGTTGTTAAATTATCTGGTTCTATTACTGCGGCAGGTACTGCTGTTACAGGTGTTGGTACTTTATTTTCGGTAGAATTAAAGGTTGGAGATTATATTACAGTAGATTCTACAAACTATTTTAGAGTTACTACTGTAACAAATAATAATTCTATAACTCTTGCTACATCATTGACTACTACAGGTAGTGTTGTTTATATCGCTTTATCTAATCACACAAATGATTTAAATAGTGCTGTTGTCGGACTGCCAAATAAATTTATAAGAAATGTCAAAGGAGCAGATGATACTACTATTGACACACAATATACTATTACTAGATTCTTAGGTACTATTACAAGTAATGGTTCTGGGCGAGTTGATATGGTTTTGACTAATCCATTAGAAACATTTGCTCCAACGTCTAATGCGACAAACTATATGTTTGTTAATAATACTTCAGGTGCTGTACAAACACCAACTTCTTATACAGTTAATAGTGCAGTTTCTGTATATGCGAATGGGTTATCTAATTCAGTATCTTATACAGTATATGCCGCAGTAATAAAAACAGCAACTCAAAGAATTAAAACTTTGAATACTGCTACTTTGAATTTTACCACATCTGCAACTGCTACAGCATCTTTGATATCATTAGGTAAGGCAGATTGCTATAGAATTCTTAGCATAAAACAAGCACCTGCTTTTGGTACTATTACTACAGGAAATCTTGCTACTATTGATGTTACAAATTTATTTCAATTTGATTCTGGCCAAAAATCTTTGTATTATGATTTAGGTTCTATAAGTAGAATTAATAAACAAACAAATATTGTTGGTTCTATTAGAGTTGTGTTTGAATATTTCACCCATAGTGCTGGGGACTATTTCAGTGTAGATTCATATACTGATGTTATACCTTATGGCGAAATAGAACCTAAGTTAAGAGACACCTTAGATTTTAGACCAGTAAAGAATGATAGTGGTATTGGATTTAATGCTTCTCCTTTAGGCATACTAAAAAGTGGATATGATATTTCGGCAGATTATTCGTATTATATTCCTAGAATGGATACAATAGTTGTAACAAATGATAAAAATATTTCTATAATAAAAGGTATTTCTAGTAATGATTTAAAGACACCAAGTTTACCTGCTGGTTCTATGCCAATATATCATATTGGTAATATACCATATGGAAGTAATCCAAGTAAATCTACTATATTATTACCAATTGATAATAAAAGATTCACTATGAGAGATATAGGAAAATTAGAAAAAAGAATTTCTAATTTAGAATATTATACTTCTTTATCTATTGCTGAAAATCAAACTACTAACTTATCAATATCAGATAGTTTAGGTAATGATATGTTTAAAAATGGATTTTTAGTTGATTCATTTATAGACCATGGTATAGGAGATTTGGCAAATGATGATTATAGATGTTTTATCAATAGTGCGTCTAACCAGTTATATCCGCCAATTAACCAAATATCCACTGCTTTATCTGAAATAAATACTACAGATACGCAAAGATTAAGTAATAATTATGTTATTAATGATGGTTTAATAACATTACCGTATACAGAAGTTGTTTATTCGTCAAACACTTTTGCTTCTAGGGTTGAAAATGTTAATCCTTTTGCTATAGCAACTTTTAATGGTAATTTGTCTGTTTATCCTAGTAGCGATACTTGGTTTGAGACTTTAACATTACCAACTATACACAGAACTGCATAGGATAATATAAATGACAATAACAACTTCATCCTTTTCAACTGCTGCTCAAAATAATATAGCCTCAAGTACAAATGTAGTATCATCAAATGCGATTGATACCTTAATTGCTAAAGCTGGTGGTATAGAAGCTGCTGGACAATTAATTGCAAATGGTGATGCTAATTTTGCCCGTGAGATTAGCACCGCTACATATAATCAGGGAATGTCTCTTATTCAAGCAGCTGGAGGCCAAAGTAGATTAGGCGATTGGCATGTTAATGGATCAGCTTCTTCTGATATATTAGACAATACATATACCAGTACTATGACTGGGTTGGTCAATATTATTAATACAACAACTGGGTCTGATATATCAGTAAACCTTAATAATAGTGGATGGGCTGCAGGAGGTTCTGGAGTTCCTGGTCGCATGATAACAAATGTTACAGTTACTGTTCCAACTACAGTAACTGTAAACGTTCCTGCACAATACGAAACAATAACTACAACAGTTCCAACATCAGAACAAGTAACAAGGTACAGATCAGTAACTGATGTATCTTATAGAAATGAAAATTCTTCTACTGTTACTGATAGTATAATACCTTTTATGCGTTCTGTTTCTCTTTCTTATAAAGGGAAAGGATTTAAACCATCTTCAAATTACAATGCGTTCTTTGATGGAGTAAATGTAACTTCTTATATCACTCCAGCCCAAGAATTGGTGGTATCTTCTATTACTGGATATAGTTTTGCGTTTGATGATAAAACAGATGTAGGTGGATCTGTTTCTACTACTAGAACGATTGCTAATAATCCAGTAGATCCACTTAAAATTGGAGATATTATTACTGGTAATACAAGTGGTGCTAAAGGTGTTTTAACTGCATATGAACTAGCTCCAGATAATAAATTACGTTTATTTGTTATTAATGTAACTGGGACTTTTCAAACTTCTGAATATGTAGTAGGAAGTATATCTACCGCAAGAGGAACTATAACATCTATTAATGTTGGAACGGTTGGTTCGCCTATTAGTTCTATATATGGAAACCTATATGGAATTTATGCTTTACCCAATAGTCCAACTACTAAATTTAATGTAGGCACCAAAAGGTTATTGTTTACAACTGGTGCGGCAACTGATATAGATGCAGATTCATTTGGTGCAGTTCCTTATACATCAAATGGTGTCCTTCATACAGTTCAACCTATAGTTACTACAATACGAGTTGAAACACATAGACAAGAAGCATATACTACAACAGTTACAGGTACTAGAACAGACACATCTACTGTATTAGTTGCAGGTACTGGTGTTACTACAACTGTTGAAGGAGAACCAAAAGTATTAACTCTCCATTCAAATGGTCAATATGATCCATTAGCTCAAACGTTTTTTGTTGAAGAAGAAACTGGAATTTATATAACAGCAATAGACTTATATTTTGCATCTAAAGATTCAACTCTTCCAGTATATGTTTCTATTATCAACACTGTAAATGGATATCCAGGAACTATTGAGATAAATCAAAGTAGAACTACTATTAATTCTTATGATGTTAATATATCTTCTAATTTATCTACTTTAGCAGATGGTACAACAAAATGGGCATCTCCAGACACACCAACAAAGGTAACATTTAGTTCTCCAATATATTTACAGGGTAAAACTCAATATGCTATTTTTGTCAAATCTGATTCTTTCAAATATAGATTGTGGACTTCATATCTAGGTGATGCTACCGTAAATGGTACAGGAATGACGGCAACACAACCTGTTCTTGGTTCATTGTTTAAGTCACAAAATGCTAATACTTGGACAACAGATCAAAACCAAGATTTGTGTTTTAAATTATACAGAGCAAAGTTTAATACAAGTTTGTCTGCTGGGGTTCAATTAAAAAATGCTCCAGCAATAACAAAATCTGGTCAATTCTATCCAATTAATGTTAAATTAGATTCAGTATTGATGAGAGTAATGCAACTTGGTCATGGTTTTCAAAATGGACACTCTGTTACTATCTCAGATTTAACAGCATCTACTATAATTACTGCGGGTAGTTTTGTTGTAGGAACAAAATATGTAATTAAAGTTCTAACTGGTACGACTCAAGCTCAATGGAATACTGCGGCTGGAACAAGTGGTGTTACATACGCCATAGGTTCTTATTTTGTTGCTGCTGCAGTCGGTGCAGGTACTGGTACTGCCGAAGAGGCTAACTACTTTGGATTTTCTAGCAGTCTAATTAATGGATCACATGTAATATCTAACGTTGAACCTGATTATTATACTATTACTATGCCATACACTGCAAAATCTTCTGGTATAATAACAGATACAAATATTAGATTTTCGTTTAATGCACTGGTTGATAATATTAGTCCAAGGTTTACATCTTTAACCCCATTAAATACTGATATTAAATATGTATATGCAGGAACTACTACATCTAATGTAAAATCTAGCACTAACATTGGTGTTGGTAATTACACTGTAGTAGATACTCCCGAAACATATGTAATAATGAGTTCAGAAAACGAAACAAATCTATTACCTAGTGGAGTATCTTCATTATCAATGGGTATAGAAATGTCTACATCTAGTGAGTATGTTTCTCCTATGATTGATACTCATAGAATGGCAGTAGTAACTACTGGTTATAGTATAAATAATCCATCTACAAGTATGAATGTTGTTGGTTTAGATTATAATACTATTGCAACCAGTTCAAGTGTTATAACAGTAGATTATACAAATAATAAGTTTGCTACTTCTAATAGTGCAATGAAATTATTGTTCTTAACTGTTATTGTAGGTCAATACATAACTGTAACAGGGTGTTCAAATTCTGCTAACAATGGGACATTTTTGGTTACTGCTGTAGCATCTGATGGAGCGTCAATAACAGTTGACCAGGATTTACTAACTGATGCTTCAACTTCTATTAGTATATCAGTTGGTACTAGATTTATTTCAGAAATTACTCCTTATGGTAGTTCTGCTGTTGCTAAATATGTCTCAATGCCATTAGTATTTGCTAATATTTCAACTGCATTTAAATTGTTTTTTGATTATAATTTACCTTCTGGATGTGGAATAGAATTTTATTACAAAATATCTAATTCATTAGATAGTTCAATTCATAAAAACCTGAATTATAATTCAATTGCATATACAGATGCTTTAAAAACAGACAATAATAATAACAATATTAATTCTGCTTCTGTATTCGTAGAAGGATTATCTAATTTTGACACCCTTTCTATTAAGATTGTATACACATCTATCAATCCTCATAGATTTCCTAGAATGCGTGATTTTAGAATAGTGGCACTTGCATAATATGTTACCTGTCGAAAATCATCCTTATCTAATGAAGACTGAAACTGGATTGGTGGTTAATGTTGATAAATCTGGTTATACTAGACATATGAATCAAAAGAAAACCTCAGTTAAAATGGATGCTATTGAATCTGAAATCGCAGAATTAAAACAAGATATGGGGGAGATTAAAAACCTCCTTCAAACGCTTATAAATAATAGTAAATAGAACATAATAAGGAATACAAATGTCAACGATAGTTCTAAGACAGGTTAAAGGAACGCCATTAACGGTCGCAGAGGTAGATAGTAACTTTTCTAATCTTAATACCGATAAACTAGAAAAATCAGGTGGTACAATGACTGGGGCAATTACATTTGCTGCAGCTCAATTTGGTACAAATGTAAACACATTTTTAACAACTCCATCTAGTGCTAATTTGTTGGCTGCATTAACAGATGAAACTGGTACTGGTGCTAATGTATTTGCTACATCACCTACTTTAGTTACACCTATTCTTGGTACTCCAACTTCAGGCAACTTTAGTACTGGCACATTTACTTGGCCTACGTTTAATCAAAATACTTCTGGAACTGCCGCAGGATTAAGTGCTACTTTAGTTGTTGGCTCAGGAGGTACAGGATTAAGTTCAGTAGGTACTTCTGGTAATCTATTAACAAGTAATGGAACATCTTGGGTATCTTCTGCTCCATCTGTATCAATATTAAATACTGCTGTTACTCCAGGTACTTCTGGTAATGTACTAACAAGTAATGGAACATCTTGGGTATCTTCTACACCAACAGGTGGAAGCGGATTATTCAATACAAGTATCTCTGCTTCTGTA